TTGCTGACTCTACTGAGTCATATACTGTTAATTCAACTACTATTGCTGCTCCCGAGGGTATGCTTTATGCTGATTTGTCTACTGCTACTGCTGCAACTATTAATCAGTTGCGTCAGTCTTTTCAAATTCAGAAGTTGCTAGAAAGGGATGCTCGTGGCGGTACTCGTTATACTGAGATTATTCGTTCTCATTTTGGTGTTATTTCTCCTGACGCTCGTTTGCAGCGTCCTGAGTATCTTGGTGGCGGTTCTACACCCATTCAGATTAACCCCATCGCACAAACTTCGGGCACTAACGCTTCCGGTACGTCAACGCCGCTTGGTAATTTGGCGGCTATGGGTACAGGTTTGGCGCATGGTCATGGATTTACGCAGTCTTTCACAGAGCATGGCGTCATCATTGGATTGGTTTCAGTTCGTGCAGACCTTACATACCAGCAGGGTCTTCGTAAGATGTGGAGTCGATCTACTCGTTATGATTTTTATTTCCCTGCTTTTGCTATGCTTGGTGAGCAAGCTATTTTGAACAAGGAAATTTATGTTACAGGTACTGCTACTGACAGTAATGTATTTGGCTACCAAGAGCGCTGGGCGGAATACCGTTATAACCCCGCTCTTGTTACTGGTTTGTTTAAATCTACATCTGCTGGAACTATTGATGGCTGGCACTTGGCTCAGAAGTTTACTTCGTTACCTACTTTGAACGATACTTTTATTAAGGAGAATCCTCCTGTTGATCGTATTTTGGCTGTAGGTGCTGCGGCTAATGGACAACAATTTTTGTGTGATACGTTTTTTAAGAATCGTGTTGCTCGTCCAATGCCTATGTATTCTGTGCCAGGCTTGATCGACCATTTCTAATTTTTAGGCCTCGTGCAATCCGAAAGGATTGCATGAGGAGAAAGGTGTAAGTTATGGGATTGTTTGATAGTATTTCTGCTGGTCAGGGTGCTTTAGCTGCCGGTGGTCTTGGTTTGCTTGGTGGTATTTTGACTAATCAGGCTTCTGCTGATCGTGCCGATCAAAGTAATTCTTGGTCTGCTGAGCAATTTGGTTCTCGATACCAGACTACTGTTAATGATTTAAAAGCTGCTGGTCTTAATCCTATGTTGGCTTATTCTCAGGGTGGAGGTTCCCCTCCTACTGCCCAACAGGTTCAATTTCAGAATCCTGTTTCTTCGGCTGCCCAGGCGTGGCAGTCCGTTCGTGGTACTGAGGCTGCTGCTACTAAAGATTATTCGACTGCTAATCAGGCTGATGCTCAAGTTAAGTTAGTTGAGGCGACTGTTGATAAGACTCGTGAGGAAATTAAGAATATTCCTGAAGAGGGTCGGCGTCTTCGTGCTGTTTATATTAATTTGGCTGAGCAATCTGCTAAGTTGGCTCAGGAGACTGCTACTGAACCAGTTCGTCGTACTGTATTGGCCGCTACGGCTGCTAAGATGGTTACTGAAAACCTTATCACCAAAGCTGAATATGATGCTATGGTTAAGACTGGTTTTATTGGTGTTACTGCTCGAGAGATTAAAGTTCTTTCTGATGTATCTTCTGAATGGGTAGATAAGTTTTTGCCTTGGAAACAAGGTAAATCTACTTCTCAGGAGCATACTGATATTGTTCGTGATTCTCAGGGTCGTGAAGTTGGTCGTTCTACTTATCGTAATAAACGATGATTTTTTTGGAGAGTTTTATGAAAATTTCTGTTCCTTTTTTGCGTACTCCTTATAACTATGATGTTATGGAGGCGTCTGATGCTTCGGGTTTGTCATGTCCCGAGCCTACTCTTGCTCAACAGCATGCCAAAGATGAGACGGACATCAATACGATTGTTCGTCGTTTTGGTTTAACTGGTGAGCTTCCCTCTAATGTCCGTGTGCCGCAATATGGCGACTTTACACATACTACGGACTACCATACCGCTATGAACGCGGTATTGGCTGCTAATGAGGCTTTTATGCAGCTTCCCGCGGACGTTCGTACGCGTTTCAACAACGATCCTGGAGCGCTTGTTGATTTTGTGTCGGATGACAACAATCGAGCCGAGGCTGTCAAGCTCGGTCTCGTCGTAGGCTCATCCAGTGAGCCTGTTACCAACCCCGCACCTGAAGGTGGCGGGGTAGCACAGTCTTCTACTTGATCTTAACTGTGCTAGGTGACACCTTTTTTTAAGTAACTTGGAGAATTTTATGAATCCGCTCAAACGTTCTGCTGTGTCTAAACACAAATCTGCTAAACACTTTCGTTCTCATGTATCGCATACTAAGGGGTTGAATTTGGCTCCTCCTCCTATGCGTGGTGGTTATCGTCTGTAATGGCTTGTTTCCATCTGTTGCCTGCTTGGCAGACTTCGGATGGTTCTATAGTTTTTAAGGAGCGGGGAGATATCGTAAGGTCTCTTTCCCTTCCATGTGGTCAATGTTACGGGTGTCGCCTTGAGCGCAGCCGCCATTGGGCGGTGCGCTGTATGCATGAAGCAAGTCTTCACGAGGAGAATTGCTTCATTACTTTGACCTATGACAATGACCATTGTCCTACTGATAGGTCTTTAAACTATGGAGACTTCCAGAGGTTTATGAAACGCTTTCGTAAGCGTTTTAAGGACTCAACTATCCGTTTTTATATGGCTGGTGAGTATGGTGATAAATTTGAAAGGCCTCATTTTCATGCGTGCATTTTTGGTTTTAACTTCTTTGACCGGACGGTTTGGAAACGTACTCCGTCAGGTTCCCTCATTTATAGATCAGCATCTTTGGAAGATCTTTGGCCTTTTGGTTACAGTTCCATTGGTGATGTCACTTTTGAGTCCGCTGCTTATGTAGCTCGTTATGTAATGAAGAAACGCACTGGAAGGGGCGTTGGAGATCATTACGAGACTACTGATATGGAGACTGGTGAGATTAAGGATAGAACTCCTGAATTTAATCGTATGTCTCTTAAGCCTGGTATTGGCTATGGTTGGTACGAAAAGTACCATTCTGATGTTTATCCACATGACTATGTGGTTGTAAATGGACGTGAGGTTAAGCCTCCTAAGTACTATGACAAGAAGTTTGCTGAGGATTTTCCCGAAGCCTTTGAATCCCTCCAGCTGGAGAGATTCATTGATGCTCAATCCCGATTCGATGACAACACCGATGAGCGGTTGGCTGTTAAGGAACAAGTCCTCGATGCAAAGCTTGGTCGATTGAAACGTTCTATTGAGTAATTTTTTTGATTGGAAAATATAATGGAAGTTAATTATCCTAAAGCTCCTCATGTTGTTCATATTCGTGATATCGTTCACGCTGCTAAGTTGTTAAGGCTTTTGAAAGCTAAAGAGTCCTTGATCGCTTTGCAGATTCTTTATGTTCGTAATTTTTTGAAAGAGAATTCATGATTAATATCATTTGTTCAGTTAAAGATCGTGCTGCTGATGCGTTTGGCCGTCCTTTGTTTGTTCCTTCTGTTGGTTTGGCTATTCGTAGTTTTTCTGACGAAGTTAATCGTCAGGCGGATGACAATCAGATGTATCACCATTCTGATGACTTTGATTTGTTTGAGCTTGGTACCTTTGATGACAATACTGGTATTATTGAGTGCCACCCACAACCTAAGCAGTTAGCTTTGGGTAAGTCCGTTAAGGTCTAACTTTCGGGAGCTTCGGCTCCCTTTTTTTGGAGTTTTTATGCATCGCAATCAATCTGTTTCTACGCACCAGTTCGCTATGGTGCCTCGTGCTGAGATCCCTCGTTCTTCTTTTGAGATTCAAACTGCTCATAAGACTACTTTTAATGCTGGTGATCTTGTTCCTATTTATGTTGATGAAGTGTTGCCCGGCGATACTTTTAATTTGCGTATGACTGCGTTTACTCGTTTGGCTACGCCTCTTTATCCAACTATGGATAATTTGCATTTAGATTCTTTTTTCTTTTTTGTTCCTAATCGTTTAATTTGGAATAATTGGCAACGATTTATGGGTCAACAGGATAATCCTAGTGATTCCATTTCTTATGTTGTACCTACTACTACTACGCCTGCTTCAGGTTACGCTGTTGGTTCCATTTTTGATTACATGGGTTTGCCTACTGTTGGTCAAGTTACTGCTGGTTCTACTGTCTCACATTCTGTTTTACATCTTCGTGCTTATAACCTTATTTGGAATGAGTGGTTCCGAGATGAAAACCTTCAGAGTTCGGTTACCGTCAACAAAGGTGATGGTCCTGACACTTATACTGATTACGCTTTGCTTAAGCGTGGTAAGCGTAAAGATTATTTTACGGGCGCTCTTCCTTGGCCTCAGAAGGGTACGGCAGTTTCTCTTCCGTTAGGTACTACAGCTCCTATTGCAACTACCGGTTCTTTGGGAACTAAAGTCGGTATTAAAGTTGCTGGTGTTGATCGTGTTCTTTTTGCTGACTCTACTGAGTCATATACTGTTAATTCAACTACTATTGCTGCTCCCGAGGGTATGCTTTATGCTGATTTGTCTACTGCTACTGCTGCAACTATTAATCAGTTGCG